AGTGTACGGGGCGGCGACGGACCTCGAGCAAGCGTCGCTGGCCTTCAACGTCGCGGCGCAGATGGTGCGGAACGATCGCGAGCTGGGCGCGCTCGTGGAGATCATCCCGAGCCGGAAGCGCATCGTGTACCACCGGCACGGGAGTTTCTATCGCGCGATCCCCGCGGAGGCGCCGAGCGCGCACGGGTACAACGCCTCGGCGATCATCTACGACGAGCTACACGCTGCGCCCGACCGGGAACTGTGGGACGTGCTCACCACGTCGGTGGGGGCGCGGCGCCAGCCTCTCACGTTCGTCATCACCACGGCCGGGTTTGATCGCAAGTCGATCTGCTGGGAGCTACACGACTATGCGACCAAGGTCCGCGAGGGGATCGTGACGGACCCGACGTTTCTTCCGGTGCTCTACAACGCTCCCGACGCCGCCGATTGGCTCGACGAGAAAGTGTGGCACGCGGCGAATCCGGCGCTCGGAGACTTCCGCTCGCTGGACGAGATGCGCGCATCGGCCCACCAGGCGAAGGAGGTGCCCGCTCGGCAGAACACCTTTAGGCGGCTGTACCTCTGCCAGTGGACGGAATCCGAAACTCGGTGGCTCGATCAAGACGCCTGGGATGCTGGCGCGGTGCCTGTGGACGCCGAGTCGCTCCGCGGCCGACGGTGCTTCGCGGGGCTGGATCTCTCGACGACTACGGACCTCTCGGCGCTCGTGCTGCTCTTCCCGGATGACCTCGGCGAATACGATCTGCTCGCGTGGTTCTGGTGTCCTGAGGAGGGTATTGCGAAACGGAGCCGGCGCGATCGGGCGCCTTACGAGGCGTGGTCACGAGCTGGCGTGCTCACGCCGACACCGGGCGCGGTGATCGACTACAGCGCGATCAGGGCGCGCATCAACGAGTTGGCCAGCCTGTACCACGTCGAGCGGATCTCCTACGATCCATGGAACGCGCGGCAGTTGGTGACGCAACTCGAAGAGCAAGATGGGCTCCCGCTCGTAGAAATGCGCCAGGGCTTCGCGTCCCTGGCGGCGCCGACGAAGGAACTCGAGAGGCTGGTGAGTGACCGCGCGATCCGCCACGGAGGGCATCCGGTCCTGCGGTGGAACGTGGCGAACGTCGTCGTGGAGCAGGACGCGAACGGGAACATGAAGCCGTCGAAGAAGAAGAGCACCGAGCGGATTGACGGCGTGCTTGCGATGGTGATGGCGCTTGACGGCGCGGTGCGGTCGGCGGGCGGGTCCGTCTACGACGAGCGGATGAAGGCTGGCGAATCCGTGCTGACGGTGTTCTAAGCATGGCCACTTGGCGCGAGGCGATCCGCAAAGGCATTGAAGCGGTCCGCTCCTACGTCCTAGGGCCACTCAAACTCAGTGACTTCGACCGGCTCGGGCTCGGCGGCCGTGCAACGGCGTCTGGAATCGACGTCACCGAACAAACCGCGCTGAACCTGTCGGCCGTGTGGAACGCCGTCCAGATCATCGCGGGGACCGTGGGGAGCTTGCCGCTGATCCTGTACCGGCGCCTGCCCGAGGGCGGCCGAGATCGCTACTTCGATCATCCGCTGTACAGGCTCCTGCACGACGAGCCGAATGAAGAAATGACCGCGATGGTGTTCCGCGAAACGCTCATGGGGCACGCGCTCCTGTGGGGGAACGCCTACGCGGAGATCCAGCGGGACGCGACGAACCGTCCGCGCGCGCTCTGGCCGATCACGCCGGATCGGGTGCAGGTGAAACGCCGCCGCGACGGGAAGTTGTATTACGAAGTCTTCAACCCTGACCGTGGGCCATCAGAACTCGAGCCGCGGGATATCCTGCACGTCCCGAACATGAGCCCCGATGGGACGCAGGGCTACTCGGTGATCGGCAAGGCGCGCGAGACGCTGGGCATCGGGCTCGCGGCCGAGCGGTACGGTGCCGCGCTCTTCGGCAACGGGCTTCGCTTTGGCGGAATCCTGACCACGCCGAAGCGGATGTTGCCGGACACGAAAGAGCGGCTCCGGGCCGAGCTGGAGAACCTGCACCGCGGGTCTGACCGCGCGCACAAGCTCGCCATCCTCGAAGAGGATCTCACGTGGACCGCGACGTCCATGCCGCCAGATGATGCGCAGTTCCTCGAGACGCGGAAGTTTCAGGTCACCGAAGTGGCGCGGTGGTTCAACATTCCAGTGCACAAGATCAAAGACATGGAGCGCGCGACGTTCACGAACATCGAGCATCAGGGGATCGAGTTCGTGACGGATACCTTGCGCCCGTGGCTGATTCGGATCGAGAAGGAAATAGACCGCAAGCTCATCGCCCCGCTGGAGCGTCGCAGTCAGTACGTCGAGCATCTGGTTGACGCGCTCTTACGAGGCGATACGCTGGCCCGCCAGCAGGCGCTCGAGGTGCGATTTAGGAACGGGACGCTGAGTCAAGATGAGTGGCGGGAAATAGAGAACGCGAACCCACTCGCCGGCGGATCAGGGAAATCGTACTACATCCCCATGAACTATATGCCGAGTTCGCCCGTTCCGGCGGTCTCAGACCGAGCGGACACAGTTGGTGTACTCGTCCGGGCAGGATTCGACCCGGCTGAATCGCTGAAAGCCGTTGATCTTCCACCGATCAAGCATCTTGGCGTCCCGCCGATTACGGTACAGAAAGAGGAGGAGCCGGGCGGCGACCCTAACCCAGTTCCGCCCCCGCTACGCACCGCTGCTCTCCCCTCGGAGTCCGGGCGCGGGCTCTCGCCCCAGGTGATTGCCGCGCAGCGTGCGATGCTCGCCGACGCCGTGCGGCGGAATCTCGCGCGCGAGAAGGACAAGGCGCGGGCGACGGCGACGCATGGGGCCGAGCGGCTCCGGGCGTGGGTGGGGGAGTTCTACGCGGGCCCGTACGTGGACGCCTTCCGCCGCGCGCTCCTGCCCCCGCTTCAGCTTCACGTGGCGCTCACGGAATCTGACCGCGACCCAGACCAGGTGGCCCGTGACTTCGTGGACGCGCACGTGATCGAGTCGCGGCGCCAGTTCCACGCGCTGCTCGATAGCCCATCGACGGACGTGCTGGGCGCCGTCGAGGACCTCATGGCCCGGTGGGACATCGAACGGGTGAACACCATTCCCGACGCCGTGATGGCCGAGGAGCTTGCGCACCATGGACGATGAGATCCGCAGCGGGGGAGAAATCGGGATCGAGACGCGGGGGCTGTCGAAGCTCATCCGCGGGTACGCGATTGTCTTCGACCGGCTCTCTGAGAACCTCGGTGGGTTCGTCGAGCGGATCGCGCCCGAGGCTGTTGACCGAACGCTGAGTGAGCGGGTGGACCTGCGGGCCCTGGTCGACCACGACGCATCGAAGATCCTCGGGCGCCTGACGGCGGGCACGCTGCGCATCGCGAAGGACGCCCGGGGTCTGCGGGTGGAGATCGACCCGCCAGAGACCACCATCGGCCTTGACATCGTGGAGTCCGTGCGCCGGCGGGACGTGACCGGGATGAGCTTCGCATTTCGCACGATCAAAGACGGGTGGGATGAGAGCACGGACCCGCCGACCCGGACCGTGAGCGACATGATCATCCGGGAGGTGAGCGTCGTGTCCTTCCCGGCCTACCCGCAGACGGACGTTGCGCTCCGCTCGCTGGCGCTGCGCGTGGGCCCGCGGCGTCAGGTGCAGTCGGTCAGCGAGCGCCTGGCCGCGAGCGCGCGGCGGCGATTCTGATGGGTTGCCCCCGTTGCGGCCAGGCCGTGGACGCCTCCTCGCGTCCCGGCCGCCCGCGGGCGTTCTGTTCTGACCGCTGTGCCCAGGCCGAGCGCGATGAGCGCAAGAAGCTCCGGGGAGTTTCCGGGAAGGACCATCTTGCGCCGCGCATGTCCGGCGCCGTAGAGTCTAGATTCAAGTGAACTGACCTGCTGTCCGTCGCGCGGTTCTGAGGGTTATCCCGTACGGCCACGCGGCGACATAGTGCAGTCCGCGCACGTTACCGGGCGCGGCTCACCGCTGAACCGACTGAAGCCATTTTTCAGTGGTTCGCCAGTGAGTCGCGCCCGTTGGCG